GGGCCTAACCCTTGTTGGTGGTACTCTGTGAACGTGGGGAGCGCATGCCAAATCCCCCGCAGACAAACGGAGGAGACCAGTGGCAGATCACGCCATAATCGGGGCAGCGAGCGTCCCGCCAGCAACGCTCGCCCCATACCATCGGAACCCGCGCCGGGGCGACGTAGCAGCCATCGCGGACGCCGTAGACTCCCTCGGGCAATACAAGCCCGTGGTGGTCAACAAAGGCACCCTCACCGGGCGCCCGAACGAAATCCTCGCGGGCAACCACACCCATCAGGCGATCACCAGCCTCGGCAAGGAAACCATCGACGTCGTATATGTGGACGTGGACGACGACACAGCCGCCAAGATCGTGCTCGCAGACAACCGCACAGGCGACCTCGCGACCTACGACACCGACGCCCTCTACAGCCTCCTCAGCGACCTACAGACCCTAGAAGGCACCGGCTTCTCACAGGGCGACTACGCCTCGATCCTCGACGACCTCGCCCCCACCCCCACCGCCCCGGTCCAGCCCGGGCGCAGCCAAGAGGGCGTCAACACCTTCGACCGCCGCAGCGAGTACGAAGCAGCGGAAACCCGGGGCCTCCTGCTCGACTACAGCCTCGACGACTACGACGCCGTAACCGAACGCCTCGACGCCCTCCGCAAGCAGCACGGCGCCAAAGACAACGCCGAACTGGTCATCATGCTCCTCGAAGCAGCCACCGGCACCACCGCCCCCGAGGAGGCAGTCGAATGACCACTACAGCCGTACCCGTCGAATCCCTTCGGCACTATCACAAGAACCCCCGGAAGGGTAACGTCACGGCGATCAGCGACAGCCTCGCAGAGCTAGGGCAGTACCGCCCCCTCACCGTGAACCGGGGCACCTACACCGGGCGCCCGAACGAGGTTCTCGCAGGCAACCACACCCTCAAGGCAGCGAAGGCCCTCGGCTACACGACAGTCATGGCATCGTTCGTGGACGTTGACGACGACACCGCAGCCCGCATCGTTGTGGCCGACAATCGCACCAGCGACCTCGGCACCTACGACAACGACGCCCTCGCAGACCTTCTGGGCGAACTGCCGGACCTCGTGGGAACCGGCTACACCGACGACGACGTGACGGACCTCCTCATCTTGGCCGAGGCCGGGCAGGACGACTTCGTTGCGAATATCCCAACCGCCGAAGACCCCGAAGGGGGAGCAGAGGGGGGCGAAGACCGCTGGGAAGTCGCCAGCCGCAAAACCATCATCCTCGGCCTCAGCCTCCCCCGATTCATCTGGGCCACGGAAACGCTGAACACGCTCAGCAAGACCTACGGCACCAAGAGCAACGCAGACACCCTCAAGCGCCTGCTGGAGGACGCCAAATGAGCATCACGACCATTAGAGCGACCCGCGTCCTGACCGCCGAGCAGGCGACCACCCTCGTCGGCGACGCCGTGCAGGAAACGGAACCGAACATCCCCAGCCCGCGCCGGGCGGAAGACATCACGATGGTCGTGGACCCGGACATCGGCGAGGTTATCGGCATCGTCACGAAGCTCACCCCGGAGTGGACCCGCGACCTTCGCCGGGCAGTCGTCACCATCGACATGGGAAGCGTCGCCCGCATGGCCGGGCGCATGGCAGGAGGAGGGCGCACTTTCGGGTGGTCCCCCAAGAGGGTCATGAACGGGCGGGAGACCTGCCGGGCGGCAAGCGCAGCCAACGAACACCCCAGCCAGCATCAAGTCCTAGCGGCCCTCTCCAAGCACCTGACCGAGACCTTCGACGAGCTTCTCCCCGACCGGGCGGTCGCAGACCACGCGGTACTGTCCGAGGTTCTCGAAGAGTGGAAGATGGAGGAAGGCGCCCTCTGGACCAGCGGCGTCATCAACAAGAGCGCCACCCTCCCGTACCACCGCGACGGCATGAACTTCCACACATGGAGCGCCATGCCCTCCCTCCGATACGGAATGGCAGGGGGGCACCTTCACCTTCCCGAGTACGACATCACCTTCCCAGTACGCGACGGCGAAGTCACATGGTTCTGCGGGAAAGACCTCGTACACGGCGTCACCCCCATGACGATCAAGAAGGGCGTCAAAGACCCCTACCGCTTCTCCATCGTCTACTACGCCCTCTCAGGCATGAAGGACTGCCGCACCTTCGCGGAGGAGACCACCATCAGCGCCCAGCTTCGCACAGAGCGGGAACTCAGAATGGCAGCCGAGGCCCGGGAACGCCTCGAAGCAGCAAGAGCAGGAGGGGGGCTGTGAGGGCACTCGTTTACCTCATCGGGGAGCCGGGCGTCGGCAAGTCCACCCTGATGGCAGCGGCAACAGCAGGCCATGACCGCTACCCGCAGACCACCCCCCTCCGTCACGACCTGCTAGTCAAGGATGGGATCATCGAAGCCGCCGAACTCGGCGCCCGGAGGGGCACCTTCTCAGGCACCGACGCGCTCCCCATGAACGCGGTCACCAAGGCAGAGGAAATGCTCCGCACCAGCATCGCCCCCGTCCTCATCGGAGAAGGCGCACGGCTCGGCGTGAGACGCTTCCTAGAGGCCTCCGTGGCCGCAGGACGCAGGACTACCCTCGTGTACCTGACAAGCCCGCACGCAGCCGCACAGCGGGCGGCAAGGGGCACCGGGCAGAAAGACTCTTGGGTCAAGGGCGCAGCCACCCGGGCAGCGAACCTCGCAGCCCAAGACATCCCGGGCGTCACCCGCATCACCATCGACGGCAGCACCCCGGGCGCCATGGAAGCATTCAAGGCAATCATCGACAACGAGATTCAGGAGACCCGCTAAGTGGCAGGCAAGCGAGACGACGGCACCGGGGCACCCGGACGCGCAACCAAGCTCACACTCACCCGCCTCAAGACGATCATCACCGTCCTCGTAGCAGGCAACTACGTCGGGACCGCATGCGAGTTCGCGGGCGTCAGCCGCACCAGCTTCGACCACTGGAGGCTTAGGGGCGAGAAGGAAATCGAGCGCGTCCACAACATGCGGGGCGTGGACGCCGACGTGCTCCTAGAGGCATTCGAGGGCGAGCGGGGCACCCCGGAGTACATGTGGGCGAACAAGCCCAAGCAGTTCAAAACGGAGGAGTGGCCCTACGTCGTCTACTCCGTGCAGGTTGCCAAGGCCCGGGCAGCCGCAGAGGTCCGGGCACTCCACGCCATCAACAGCGCCATGGGAGACAGTTGGCAGGCAGCGGCATGGTTCCTCGAACGCACCCGCCCCAACGAGTACGGGCGCCAGCAGCGCATCAACCTCGAAGGCAGCGAGCAGGGCGAACCAATCAAGATCGTCACCACGGACGACCTCGAAGACAAGATGAAGAGGCTCCTTGGAGGGTAGTTACCTAGAGCGCTTCCTAACGCTCCCAGACAGCCGGAAACGCACCATCCTGAACCGCATGACCGCGAGCGAGCGGCTCGGCATGATGGAGTGGCTGGAGGCCCGGGAGAGAGACCCCGCGAGCTACCTCGACCGCCCGGTGGACTTTATCACGCAGCGGCTCGGCGAGACCATCTGGTCCAAGCAGAGGGAAATCCTTGAGTCCCTCATGACGCACAAGCGGACCAGCGTCTCGGCGTGCCACGCCCCGGGCAAGAGCTTCCTCGCAGCCCGCATCGTCGCCTACTGGTCCACGGTTTACCCGGCAGGAACGACAAAGGTCATCAGCACCAGCACGACGTTCCGACAGGTCAAGAACGTCCTGTGGCCGCACGTTAGGCGCCTGCAGACGGAGCACGAGCTTCCGGGCAGGACCATCGCAACGGAATGGAAGATCGGCAACGAGCTAGTCGCCGAAGGCATCAAGCCCCCGGATAACTCCGAGGCGAGCCTCAATGGCTACCACTCCCCCAACATGCTCATCGTCGTGGACGAGGCCGGTGGTATAGCCCCCAGCTTCGGACGAGACCTAGAGGCCCTCACGACAGGTATGAACACCCGCATGCTCGTCGTGGGCAACCCGCCCGTTGACGAGGAGGGCACATGGTTCGAGGGGGTCTGCAACAGCCCCCTCTACAACCACATCGAAATCAGCGCCTTCGACACCCCCAACTTCACAGGGGAGGAAACCGGGCAGTGCGGCTCATGCCCCCCCGGAGTCCCCCCTCACCCGGTCGCTAACCATCTCGTCGATAGGGACTGGGTAGAAGGCCTCCGGGCAGAGTTCGGGGAAGACAGCCCCTTCTACCAAGCCCGCGTGCTGGCGAAGTTCCCCAAGGACAACACCGCCAAGGCCCTGCCTATATCGTGGCTGGAGCTAGCGATGAAAAACCCGCTCAGCGACGGCGACCAAGGGCGCATCCGGCTCGGCGTGGACATCGCAGCGGACGGCGGCGACGAGTTCGTGATCGCATGGGCGGACGGCCCGCAGGTCAGCGTCAAGTTCAAGAGC